AAATTAAAGCCGGAGCCAAAACCATCGGCTGTGTCTACTGTGGCGGGGGCAGCCAATACACCAACAGTGGATACCGCGTTTTACGCCGGACTTGGCCGGAGGCGTGGCGGCGGTTTATGTGTGAATGGGGGGCGGGCTTAATCGTCCTGGCCCTGAAATATAAAACTACACTACAGGAGACAATTGCAGCCGTCCAGCATATCGGCGGGCTTGAATCCCTAGCCATAGCGCGGCCCTGGGTATTCGATTTCACAAGAAAGACGCCACTCCCCGGATACGATAAATGAAAGAAGAAAAGACGGTCCCCATTTCTGAGGTTGAAGTCTGGAAAACGAACCTCAAAACCAGGGCGACCACAAAAGCCGGATACAACCGGACGAAAAAACAGATTGAGAAGCTAGGGGTCTACAAGCGGCTCCTCTGCTATCCGGAAAATGGCGGATTCAAAGTCCTGGGGGGTCGGACCAGATATTTCATCCTCAAAGATAGGGGCGATAAAGAAGTTGACATTACAGTTGTTCACCCGAAGACAGAGGCCGAAAAAATGGAATACTGCCTGTCTGATAACGATAACTCAGGAGAGTGGATTGAGCTGGAGTTACTAGAGGAGACATATCACCTGAAGGATGAGATTAATTTTGAGGACTATTCCATAAACCTCAGTACGCCCATTGACATGAAAAAGATGGTTGACGGTGTTGGACCCAATCCTAATGAGAAGGAGCCAAAAGAGGAAGAGTTGAAAAACGAATGTCCCAAATGCGGACATAAGTGGTAAAAATGGCAAATCGCAATAATGTAGCGACTGTAGCGAAAAGAAAGGCCACGGGAAAACCTTTTGTGAAGGGTGATCCCCGTTGTCATCGCAAAGGCCAAATAAGCAAAAAACGACTTGAGTTTAATAAAAATCTCCGAGATTTACTCATAAATGAGGGCGAAAAAACTCAAGTTGGAAGTGTTGGGGATAAGGAAAACCCGACGTTTATTAAACTCAAAAAGGTTGAATGGCTTGTCAGGTCAGTTTGGCAGAACGCCATTCTGGGCGAGTCCTGGGCTGTTAATTTCATAGCAGAGCGCACGGAGGGCAAGGTCACTCAGCCGATAGACCACTCTGGTGAGACAGATCATAATGTCTGGATTTTCGACTTTACTAAGAATAGAAATGGAAATAACGAAGGGGATTGAAGTCAAGGGGTACGTCCCCAGAGAAAGCCAAATGGAGATCCTTGGCTCCACTGCTCGTTTTCTGGTGTGCGATATGGGCCGCCGATGGGGGAAAACGATTACCGGCCTCAATTGGCTATTAGATGGGGTCTGTAGGGACCCTGAGTCAGTAGGCTGGTGGCTTGCTCCGGTGTTCAGTCAATCCAAGATGGTATTCCGGACGCTTACTGCCGCAGCCAATAAGGGCAATGGAACAGGGGCGTTTAATAAGCTATCTCATTCCGAATTGAGGGCAGAGTTTAAAAACGGGTCAATTATTGAGTTTAAATCAGCCGATAATCCGGACAATCTTCGAGGTGAAGGACTGAAGCGCGTGGTTATAGATGAGGCGGCCAGGGTGAAAAAGGAAGTATTCGAGGAAGTTGTCCGGCCCGCCATATCTGATACACAGGGAAGGGTGTTATTTGCTTCTACTCCAAAGGGCAAGAATTGGTTTTTCGATATGTGGAACAGGGGTCAAGATCCACTTCAGAAGGATTTTCAAAGCTGGCGGTTTCCAACGTCAGATAATCCAATTGTGGTTCCGGAGGAAATTGAACAGGCGCGCCAAAGCCTACCGCACGACGTTTTCAAGCAGGAGTACCTTGCGGAATTCCTTGACGATGCAGCCGGAGTATTCAGGAACGTCCGGGCTTGCCTGGGGGCTGTCCTGGCCGCCCCGGTTCCCGGTATGTCCTACAGCATGGGCGTTGATCTGGCCCGCCTGACTGACTTCACGACCATCTACGTTTTAGACCAAAACGGCGTTGAGGTTTTTCACGACCGATTCAACCAAATTGATTGGATAGTCCAGAAGGGCAGGATTAAGACCGCATGTAAAAAATATAATAATGCCGCGCTCCTCCTGGATTCAACCGGAGTGGGAGACCCGATATTTGAGGACTTGCGGAGAGACGGGCTTAACGTCGAGGGCTATAAATTCACATCCGAAAGCAAGCGGCAACTTATCCAATGCCTGATGCTGTCCTTTGAGCAGGAAAAAATCAAGATCATAGGCGATCCCCAGACACTTGCCGAGCTGGATTCTTTTGAATATGAAATGCTGCCCTCCGGCGTTGTCAGATATTCAGCCCCGGACGGCTACAATGACGATTGTGTGATTGGGCTGGCCCTGGCGAATTGGGGGATTCAGAATAGAACCGAATTACGTATCCGGAGATTGTAATGGAATATATGACAATAAATCTCACACGGCCGATGAATAAGGTAGTGTCATTTATGAGGGGACTGAGGACAAAGCAGAATCCTGTCTATTCGTCGCTGGTGATGATGATGGGGGGTAATCCTCAGTGGACCAAGAAAGACATTGCGCGGCTGACTGAGGCAGGGTATCAGAATTGCGCTACAGTCTATGCATGCGTGAATGAGCGAGCGGGCGGGGCGGCCGGGGTCCCCTGGCAGCTATTCCAGCGGCCAATATCGAAGGACGGGAAGAAAGAGCGCATTGACGAACATCCATTACTTGACCGAATGAGACGGCCAAATCCAAAGGAGGGCGGTTCATTTTTCGTTAAAAAGACATTGGCTTTTTATCACATATCGGGGAACAGCTATTTGACTAAAGTGGGGCCGGAGGTGGGACCGCCCAGAGAGTTGTATGCGATCCGGCCGGACAGGATGAAGATTTTACCGGGAAACGCGGTTGAGCCGATCCGGGGCTACCGTTACAACGTGGGGGGGCAAAACCTGGACTTTAAGGCAGAGCAGATCCTACACCTGAAAGCGTTTCACCCCCTCGATGATTGGTATGGACTGAGCCCTATTGAGGTGGCGTGTAAAGAGATCGATATATCAGCAATGGGCAGGGAATGGAATATGAAGCTCTTACAGAATGACGCCCGGCCGTCAGGCGCGCTTATCTCAGAAAAGACCATGCAGGACGATCAGTGGAAACGCCTAAAAGAGCAGATCAACGAAACTCACCAGGGCTATAAAAATACAGGGAACCCCCTGCTCCTGGAGGGCGGGTTGAAATGGGAGTCGTTCGCCATTACGCCCAAAGACATGGATTGGCTCAATTCTGACAAGATGAATTCAAGGAAAATCTGTTCAATCTATAACGTGCCGCCTGAGATCATCGGTGATTCTGACAACAAAACATACAGTAATTACCAGGAGGCGAGAAAGGCGTTGTATGTAGAGGCGATATTACCAGACCTGGATTTTCTGAGGGATGAGCTTAACAACTGGCTGGCCCCGGCCTTCGGGGATCGGCTGTCCCTTGAATATGATAAGGATGCGATTGAAGTACTAAGGGAGGAGCAGAGCGCGATTTATACACGAATGGGAATGGCGCATTGGTTGACGATTAACGAGAAACGGGTTGCCTGTGGTGAGGATGAGTTGGGGCCGGAGGGTGACGTGATTATGATCCCGGCTAACCTGATTCCGCTCGGGGACATATCGGGGAATATCGAGGAGGAGTGATGGAGATAATTCCTTATGGCGGTTCATATATAGCCTATGAATATCCTGAGGTATGGGTATTTTGCGACCTCTGCCAAAAGTCACACCCTGTTGGCAAATGTGAGCAATACACAATGAATTATTTCAATGTCTGGATATGGTGTGATAAATGCCAGAAAAGTCATCCTGTCGGTGAATGTCAAGATCCACCGCTAACAATAAGTACCGGCGGTAAATGGATAGCTTATAGAGTTTGCCCCCATTGTGGCAAATCAATAGAGAATAAATAATGCAACTTGAAACCAGGGCTGGCCGGATAACCATCATAGACAGGAGTGACGCGCTCAGATTGCGCCTATACCTGAACGCCGAACAGCGGCGGTTGACGGGTCCGGTTAAATCACTCTGGAAAGCCCAGGCTGCACTCATAGACATAGAGACGACCAAGAAGGCCGTTGATTACGGGACTGTCCCCCTCGAATGGTCAACACCCTGGGAAGAGATGATAAGGGAATTCGTTGGCGACTCGGTTGTCCGGGCCTGGATGAAAAGCATGGGGGATTCGGGTGATAAGGTAGCCAGGAAAGTCAACCGTATCCAGTGGAAAGCCTTCGAGTTTGGGGCGGCGATGAGGGCGGTTAAGGCATGGATCGACGATCACGGCGGCAAGCTGATTGTGAATCTAACGGCGGCACAGATAGGCTCTATCCATGCGCTCATCCAGTCTCAGATCACATGGGGAGTGACAAGCCCCTACATTATGGCAGAGCGGCTACGCCCGCTTGTGGGATTGACGATGAGAGAGGCGGATGCTGTGGGCAAGGTTCTGGCGACTCTCACGGAAGATGGCATGTCAGCATCGGCCATAAATGCGAGGGTCGAAAAATACGCCCAACATCTGCACAAAAACCGGGCTTTCAGAATTGCCAGGACGGAGATTTCGAACGCATACAATTTCGGTCAGCGTGAATCGCTTCAACAGGCGGCTGATGCGGGCTGGCTGCCGGGCGAACCGTGGAAAGCATGGATCGCCGGAGGGAGCAACCCCTGTGAGGATTGTCTGGATAATGAGGCGGCCGGAGAGATTGCGCTCGCGTCTGAATTCCCGAGCGGACACATGGAACCTACGGCCCACCCTCAATGCGAGTGCGCGTTGGGGATGGGGGTTAAGAGATGAATGATTATGGAGGCATAACATGAGAAAACTTATAGCGGCAATATCGATTCTTTTTCTGGTCAGCATTTGCCTGTCCTGGACGGGATACGAGGCGTTTTTGGGAACGGCGGTTGACGTAAATGCCACGGTTACAAAAACAAACGGTGTGGGATTTACATCGAATGAAATAATCCTGATAGGAAAACCGGCTGCTGTGGTGGGGATGGCCTTTGTGTTCAGCCGGGCGGCTGGGAGTGCGTCAACCGTTGATTTTGCGTTTGAAGTGAGTTGGGACGGGGCAAAAACCTGGGGTACGCTTGACGGTGGTACTGTCCAAATCGCAACCAATACGGCGGCGGTGACGGGAACGACGGTTCGGGTGTTCAAGGAAATCAACCTCTACGGGGTGAGTAATATCAGGCTGAAAAGCATTTATAACTCCGATGGGGCGAATAATGTAACAGGGGTGAGTGTGTATATCTCCTACTGATGGATAAGCGATGATAAAACATAAATGGATTGCGCTGGTTTTCGTTGTGCTTCTGGCGACCGGTCTGGGCTTTACTCCTGGCGCAGGCGGGGGAGCGGATCAGGTTGACTTTCCTGCTATCTATATCGATGCCTCAGTTGGCGATGGAGGCGTAGGTTCACAGGCTGATCCCTACAATAACCTCAGTGATGTGAACTGGACGACAGGCGGGGATAACTCTATCTATGACTATTTAGCGGGCAGTCCCTCTGAGTCCCCGACTATCTATCTAAAAAAGGGCGGGACGTGGCGTGAACAGATGACGGTTGGGGCGAGTGGACTTGCGGCATATCGGAATGTAATCACGGCATACGGAACGGGTGCAGACCCGATTATTAGCGGGGCGGATTTAA